CACTCTGGTCTGAGTTCTTTTAGTTGATAAATGCGTAGTTTAGGGATTGTCTTCCAATGAAAGACAGCAGCCCTAGTTATGCCGAGGATACGAGCAAGCTCACTTTGTGAGCCAGCAAGTGTGATAGCAGTTTGTTTGTCCATCCAAGAAGTATAGCAAAATCAACAAAATGTTGACTTAGGGAAATTACCTAGAAAATAGTTATTGACCTGCTTGTTTAGTTTGCTATACTGCACTCAGCCCACAACAAAACGTAAGTGGGTATTTTTAAGGAAATTAAGATGAAAAGTAAGATTATTCAGACGCTAGTTGAGTATGTGTTAGCCATCGTTATTTTTGGCGGTATCGGTGTACTGCTTGCTTGGAGAGGTTAATGAATACACACTATCTAACCCATGTCCGTAAGATATTTAGCACCTATGATGCCCCTCCAGAAGTCATTAGAAGCTACCAAAAGCAATGGGTGAAGTCAGTACGCCAGTTAGGTGACAAGTGGCTTGTAGCTAAACCCATCGAAAGAATCCAATGACCAAGCTAACAAGACAAGATGCAATCCAAGACCTACAAGGTACTTACTGCTGCTACTGTGCTGAATTAAAAACATCTGGCTCATGTTGCCATGAAAACCACTTCGTACCTTTTGAGGATTTATACGAGGAAGACAAAGAAGCAATGATTCAAGAATATTTAAGTGAAGGAAATTAAAATGGTACACAAGAAGTTAATGGCAGCACGAATGAGTTTGCAAGAAGCAACGCTCAAAAAGTCAGGTCACAATAAGTTTGCTGGCTACAGCTACTTTGAACTTGGTGACTTTATCCCAACAATTACCGAAATTTTTTATAACATTGGCTTGTGTGGCGTAGTCTCCTACGATTCTGAAATAGCAAGTCTAACAATCACAGACACAGACGATGGCACTAGTCTAGTAATTACTAGCCCAATGGCAGAAGCTAACCTTAAAGGTTGCCATCCTATTCAGAACCTTGGTGCAGTCGAGACATACACTAGACGCTACCTATGGGTTACAGCAATGGAAATCGTTGAGCATGATGCTCTGGATTCATCTGCGCCTATTAAAGATAAAGTAATTATTACGCCAACACAAGGCGCAACAGATAACCTTTCTTCAGAGGAAATGGAATCTCTCAAAGAATTAGCAATGGATTTAATACACCATTGTGAAGCAGGAGTCTCCAAGGCAGCTTGGGATATATTGGAAGCACAGAACCTAGACGATGAACAGAAAGTTGCTCTATGGACATTGCTTCCTAGTCAAATAAGAAGTGCATTAAAGAAAGCGAAAGGTTAATATGGAATACGATAATACAAACCGAGGAAGTTTGTTCAAGAACGACAGGAAAGACGATGCTAAGTTTCCTGATTACAAAGGAAGTCTAAATGTAGATGGGGTTGAGTTCTGGCTATCTGCTTGGCTAAAAGTCAGTAAGGATGGACAGAAGTTTATGTCTCTGTCTATCAAGAATAAAAACGCTGATTCTTCATTAGACAAAAAGCCTGTTAAATCAAAAGAATTTTTTAACGATAGCGACATTCCATTTTAAGTTAACGGGGGGAACGCTGTGCAATTTTAGCTTGCGGACGAGCAGTTAGTACCCCCATCTCAAGGAGAAGATAATGAGAGACCTTTTTGACAACATGAAAGAGTCAATGGAAAGATTCTTTGGTACTGAACCATTTAAATTGGTACGAAACCAAGACCCTGTAACAAGCCATGAAGCAGCGCAAACAGTTGACACCAACAAGCTAGAGCAAATCGTCTACGAGGCTATTAAAGGCTTTCCTAATGGGTGTATCTCAGATGAAGTGTTAGAGGCATTGCCAGAGCATCGTTACTCATCAGTAACACCACGCTATCGTGCTTTGCTAGATAAAGGATTTATTGAGATTACTGGAACTAGAGTAGGACGCTCTGGTAAGAAACAACGAATTATGAAAGTTAAATTATGAGTTACGCAAACATAGAAATGAAAATAATCCAATGGGCAGAGGCTCGTAAGATTATCCCAAATAGCACACCAGATGTTCAGCTTCTTAAAGCAATGTCAGAGATGGGGGAATTAGCAGATGCCACGATTAAAAATGACAAAGAAGCTATTGTTGATGCTGTTGGTGATGTCATGGTCTGTCTTATTAACTACTGCGCTTTACAAGATATTCATCTAGTAGATTGCATGGAAGTTGCTTATGACCAGATCAAGAATCGTAAGGGAATTCTTTTACCTAATGGTGTTTTCCAAAAGACACTTGATTGACATAAAATTGTTCTACGATTTAACTGCAACAATCCGTTGCGCTAGGAGAACATCATGAAATTTGAAATGGATTTTGGTTATATTGGTAATGAGAAAATTACAGTTGAAACCTATGACTTCGAGAAGATTCAAATCATTCAAGCCTTTATTCAGTTCCAAGAAGAAAACGGATGGGAAGTTGAATATGAAGCTATTGACTCTGATGAAGATGACTTTGAAGAAGACGCATCAGAAGAAGTAGTAGTTGCAGGTTTAGATGAGTAACTTATAAGTTACTTTGCAAGTAGGTAAAGACCTACATTTGAAAAAGCATAACCCGCATAGACAATAGCCATATGTGGGTTTTCTTTATATAGCTGCTCACCAGCAATGTAAGCGTAGATACCACCTGTAACAATGATTAGCCATGCACTCAAAATGCACCTACATCAATCACTTCTCCACGGAACTGAATCTGGTCTTCATCAAATTTATGGACGAGTTCAGGCCATAAAAGCTGACCATTGAAGAAGTTTAACACCGCAAAGCCTGATCTGTGGTTACTTGGGTTTATCTCAGCATAAGTAAATTGCGGCCCGTCAGTCTCAGCTAAAGTACCCGTATCTACCCCATACCGAACTCCGTTATAGTCGCTAAAAGGGGTGACCTTTAGACTGTGAAGGTGTCCAGTAATTACTGACACACCAGCGTTTACAGTATTGTTGTGGGTTGCATGGATTCCACCTTTATATCGGTGTTTGATGATGACTTGCTCGGTAGGCCAAACCGCCCAACAAAAGTCCCACTCAGTTATATGGTCTGTCAGCTTAAAGCCCTTTACTTCTTTAAACTGAGGGGCTTGTTGTGCAAGTCTATTGCCAAACCGAATGTCGTGATTGCCCCATGTAAACAGTAGCTTTACATTGTGTCTCGCTGCTTTGGCTACTTCTTCTATCTCACCCAACGCACCTTGCGTAGCTTTTAACTCTTGGATAACAGAAGTCTGTGGTTGGTCAGTTACGTCATGCCTCGATATAGACGCACCATCGAAAGCATCCCCGTTACATATCACTGCCTTGGGTTTAAACTTCTCTATAGCCCATAGAAGACCTTTAAACGCTGTTGTACGTTGTGCAGGTATAAAGTGTGCATCTGAGAAAACAATAACTGTTCCATCCAGTATGCCAAGATTTATTTGTTTTAGTGGGCTAAATGACTTGGGTTTGTTTTTATCGTATTTCATACCACGATGGTCACTTGCGGTTAGTGCCATGTTGTATTCTTTTTCAATCCATCTTCTGCGCAAATGAACTGCTCTGATTGCAACTCCAAGATGTTCAGCTACTCTTGCAGCAGATTGAAGTTGACCCCATAACTGGATGAACTCGGTATCCGTACAAGTCTCATTATGTGCGCCCATTGGAATCCTTAGATAGCAATTTCTCTAACAGATTGATGACCCGATGCTCTTGCATTTCTATGTCTTCATCTGACGATTTAGGGTCTGTAGCTACACATAGCAAATCATAAAGAAACACATGAAGTAACTCGTGTAGTGCAGTCTTGTCTAGGCTCTCTGGTGTTATCTTTTCAGCACCAAAATCACCAAGTCGATAAGTAGCCAATCTAGCTGTCTGGTTAAACTCCACAGAGGCCATTGCTTCCTTTGCTGGCTTACTACCCTTTTCTATTCTCCAATCACACAAACTCAAAATTTGCTGCCATTTTCTGACACTTTGTGCAAATAACTCTGAGTGTTCTGGCGTAGGAATGTTAGACATTACAACACCTTATACAATTATTATGACATTTTAATTTAACAAGGCACATTCAGCAACTCTGCGCTTTGTCAGACCAGCTAGAACTTTACCACCGCCTTTGTTCCAAAGCATTAGTTGTTCTTTAGCACCTTTCCAATCTTGAGCATTGATTTTTCGCTTTAGGGTAGAAGTTTGTAGTCTACCAATGCCTAAGTTATAGCAAAAATCCACAATAGCATTGCACTTGCGTTCATCTGTCATAAGGATTGGGCAGTTCCTTAAAGCACCCTGTAAGTAGGTATGCTCTAGTTCGTGCATTAGTAAGGCACTAGCTACAGCTTCACCTATAGGGCTATCTTGAAGCGTTACCTTACGTCCATCTGCGTAGTATGTAGAGCCATAACCAATCGTAGCTACATTAGCAGGGCAAAGGTAGGGTTTACTTCTAAACCCCTCAAACTGCTTACATAAAGATGCAGCCAGTTCTAAGTTCATATGCCACGCTTAGACAGAGTTCTATCGAGAAACCAATAGTTAATAGTTCCTGATAGCAAAGCAGAAAAGTCTGGAGTCATCATAGTTTTAAAGACTTCAGTAGCTGGCGCACCTGCAAGCCAAGCGTTCCATGCAAACCACACATGGATAAATGACCAAACAAACAAAACCCAATAAGTCACCACAGGACGCACAGAAGCAGAAAGTGAGGCTACCCATCCACCTGCGGCTTTAACCATCTCTGCTTGCTGAGTAATAGCGTTATTGAAGGCATCCATAACACCTACGTCAATAGCAGCTTCTCTTTGTGCACCAATCTCGGCTAACTTCTGTTGACCACGTTGAGCCTCTAAGTCACATTGGAACTTGAACATATTAAGCTCATGCTCACGCTCATTCTTTTTATCCATCCATTTTAGAACTTCTGGGGCTAGTCGAAACACGCCACCAAAAATAGAGCCAAGGATGCCGCCTGATAACATTTCAAACATGGTTATTCTCCGCAATGTTTACATTTATGATGGCTATCGCCATGCGAGAGTTTTACACCTGCCAAGAGGCCAATAAAACCACCAATGATCGTTTGAAATGCAGGATGCAACATAGCAAAGATTTCTGCGTTGTCCACCTCTTTTGCCCATAGACCAAGTAAAAATGCAATCACCATACCCAATACTGATAAGCAAAGAGTAGCTGCAACCATTAAGGTCACAGAGTAAGTCAATTTACCAACAACATCTTGATTGTTTTCCATATAACCTCATACATAAAAATCTAGTTTTCTGTTAGTAAACATAGTTAACTCTAACTGGTTTACTCTAGCCTTCTTGTTATACAACTCTACTTCTAATTCTTCTATTTTTATTTCAATTTTGTGAGCCTTCATTGCAAGTTTGTAATCTTCTTGTACTTTTTCAACTGCTTTATCAAAAACAACAGTCTGAAAATCGTATTTTGGTTGAACAGATGGAAACCACTTGCTTGGGATAATCACTTCTTTTCCCTTTCAAGTGCAGTTTTATACCCACTAATCACCAATGCCCTCAAGTTGTGCGAATCAGAAGTTCCACCCCATTCTGCTAAATTGTTCCAAATTACACTAAAGTCGGTACTTTTGCATAAGTGCTGATGTTTTGTAAGCCACTCTGCCATCTGTTTATGTCTCTCAGTTGGGTCATGGATACCCCAAGCAATTGAGTAAAACTCACGCACACTACATAAATCTTTGCTTGTAGAGTTAAGAGCTAGAACTAAAACAAGTGCAGCTATCCATTTCACGGCATAGCCCAAAGAATGACATGGCTACAGAACATGACAAAGCAAAAGAAAAAGGCTAGAGCCACAATAGCTTCTAGCCAATCCATCATTTTTTAATCCAAGTCTGCCAGATAGCACCAGCCGCCATAATTAACGCACCAACCCATAGAATAGGCTTGGCAGCAGAGGCAACCCAACCCAAGACTTTAAAAGCCCCATCAAGAGCCTTTATAGCCTCTACAAGACCGCTTGTGTTCTTGTCTATGCTATCTACCTTATTCTCAACTGCAAGCAGTCTTTCGTAGATTTGTTCGTGAGTTACTTCTTGTGTCATGGTGCATCAGGCCATGTAATAGTCCAAGGGAAACCACTCTGTGCAGTTACATCACGCAATGCTTGACGATAGGTAGCCCATGCTGCTTTGTCCACAGGTGCATCAGCTACTTGTGTCCAATCACTGTCTTTTAGCTTTTCACCACGTTGCTCACGCATGGCTTTGGCTTGCTCAGTATCTTTAGTGGCAATGGCATCGGCATCCATTTCAGCAACAGAATACTTTGTGTACCACTTGCCATCAAGTTGTTCTACACCATCAGCAAATGCCGTTTGGTAGCGTGTAGGGCTTGCTTGTGGGCCTTCCAAAACAACATCAGCACCAAAGTCATTAAGCAATTCTTCGCTTAGTTGTTGTGGCATAGATGTGTTAGGATGCAATGCACGAAATTCACCTTCGTACATAACTGCGCTTGTTTCACGAATTCGTATTTGCATGATGTTCCTTATGCGATAGCCAAGAAGATATATGTGCCAGCGTTTACGTTAATAGCCGCCAAAATAGTTGAATTAACTGCAAAGCCTGTAGATACTGTTGTGACAGAACCAAGTGTTGCAACTTCAGCCGCTGAACTGTCTGTTAGCCAGTAAGGGTCTGTCAATGTAGTCATGCCACGGGCGGTATCGTAAACATACCAATCACCCGTTGAGTCAGTACGTTTAATAAGCACGAACCTAGCCCCTGCCGTTAAACCACAATCAATGGTTTGTGTTGTTCCATTACCTGTGTATGAGCCTACTTTGGAAACGCCTGCAAGGGTTGCAAATAAGTAGGCGACATAGGTTTGCCCAGAAGCGTTAATTCCACCTGATGTATTAACTGTAAATACAGTAGATGTTGGTGCTGTATTATTAAATGGTTGTGCGCCAGTAATGTCAGCTGATGTTGTATTCAGATTCATGTACTTTGTTGGCCCACTTGTACTGTTATAAACAAGCCAATTGTTTGCGCTACTTCTTTGCTTGAAAAGCATCAACTCAGGAACTACACCTAAATTATGCGTTTGTGTCGTAGCACTTCCAGTCCCTGTATAACAAACAACATCAAAAAAATTAGACGCACGTTTGAACAAATAATTTACAAATGTGCTTGAACTATCATTTGTAATAGTTGATGTTGTACCAACTTTGACACCATCCATTACATCCCAAGGATTTGCTTGAAGTATGGTTGTCCCTGCTGCTACTTCTGCCGCTGTGGTTGACGTTACAAGATAGCCTGTGCCTGTAAGCCGTGAAGAAAATAAAGAATCTACTGCCGATCCACGATTCTTAACCAATACAGCATCATCAGTTTGACCACCTGTCACAGTAGCATTTGCACCTGTACCTGATCTAGCAGATAAGCCAAACACACTAGTACCCGAAGTAGGCACTTTCATTGGGCCTATACGAATGGCTATGTAGATGTAGGTTGCGGCATTTGTATTAACTTCAGTATTTGTTGAAGTAATTTGAAAGCCTGTGGCAGTTGAACTAGCATATTCAACAGAAGATTCCGCATTGGATAAATTTGCTTGAAGTGTTCCATCAGCAGAACCAACTGGCATACCTCGCATATTATCAAGAATTTGCCAATTCCCAGTGTTACTAGTCTTTTTTATCATCAACCATTGTGGTTCATATCCAAGTGTCACAACAGGGCCAGTTGCAGAACCATTGCCTGTGTAAGAACCACACGAAATCACATTGTCTGTACCAGTTAGGCCAAAGCCTCCTGAACTTGAAGATGCAAATAAATATGCAACATAAGTTCCACCAGAGGCGTTTACTGTTGAATCAGTGTCAACACCAAATTCAGTAGATGTTTGAAAAGACGCATTACGAAATACATAGTTACCAGATGGAGCAGCGGCAGTTGTATTTAAATTCATTGCACCAAAGCCCCCAGCCGCAACAGATGTATGCCAAACTTGCCAGTTAGCGGCAGCATCTGTGCGCTTAACAATAATACATCCTGGCACTGAATTTAATGAATGTGAAATTTGTCTAGCAACTCCAGTGCCTGTATAAGTCACAACATCAAAAAACTTTGGTTGCTTGCGGAATGTCCATGAAACATATGTTTTTGCATTTTCATTTACAGTATCGTCAAGACCAATAGTAAAACCATTGCTATTAAAAGCAGTAACAGAATCGGTTGTTTGTTGTGCAACAGTGCTGTTTGTTCTAAGAATTTTAGAAACACCACGCGCTGTATCTGAAAGATTATGATTAGATGTAAATGTTTGTGTAACCCGACCTTTTTGCCAAACTAATCCACCTTTAGTAGACAAATCAATACCATTGGTAATGGTTTGACCTGTGCCATTGCCTGTATATAGCCACGTTGAAAACACATCTTCAATGTAATTTACTGCACCACTGACGCCCGCTGTTTTACTTGCTGCAAACATTGTTAGTCCTTATGGTGTGTAGTTCTGAGATACAGTCACGCCATACCAGTTTGTGCCATCAGCAAAGAAACTAAAAATATCTTGCTTAGATGCTGTACTGGTAATGGTTGGTGCAGTACCCGCAGGCCACTTTACTGTTGTCCAAGTAACTGTGCGTGAACCCGTTGCATCTTGCTTCAACAACAAAATAAACGATTTACCCGATGTTGCCGTTGGCATGGTAATGGTCGCATTTCCTGTCAGCGTAATGATCTGAACAGTTCCGTTTGTCAAAGCAAGCGTAATGGCTGTACTTGAGTTTGCGGTATACGGAGTTTCAATGTAATCAGTAACTGTTGGAAGTGTAATGCTTGGTGAAGTACCTAAGACATTAGCACCTGTACCAGTAATTGTTCCAAAACCAACTTGGTCATAGTCCCATGATGCAGCAGTTGTTCCACTTGTTAAAATACAAGTAAAGAGAGTTGTTACACCAGCAGGGATTGTTGTGATTGTATTTGCACCACTAGATTGAACAGTTAGTAATCCAGTTGAGTTATTCTCAATTGAATAACTTACACCTAAAGCCAATGTGCTAGTTACAGGTAAAACAATCGTTTGAGTTGTTGTTCCAGTAAAAAGCTGTTGGTGATTGCTAGTTACTGTAAGAGTTGTAGTCCCTGCTGCTGTAGCAGTTGTTGTATAACCAAGTTGAGGATTGTCAATTGCAGGGAAAGTCAGAGTCTTATTGGTTAGCGTCTGTGTATCAGTAGTACCAACAATTGCCCCACTAGGTGCAGTTACAGCAGTAAATGCTGAAGTCCCATTACCCTTGACAATACCTGTCAAAGTACCTACTCCAGTACCACCACCAGCAACAGAAATTGTGTCACCAGTAGTTCCAGAGTATAAGTCTTTAACCTGTGACATTAACTCACGGATAGCATCGTTAATTCCAGATGGCGCACAGCCCTCTGCAATATTTATACTATCTATGTCTGTATTACTTGCTGGAGTCGAACTCCACTCGCTAATTTTTGTCTTTGCCATAATGTCCTCTTAGGGGTTAGCCATGCCAGTTAAATCAACTCGGTAAGGCTTTTCAGTTAAACCAAATGTAGACCCATATCCTAACTGAAGTGCTTTACGTTGTAACTCTTTGCTTAATGGCTCTACTGTCATTACAGAAGCCTTCTTCATCAATGTAGCAGCCAACTTAGGGTCAAGCATTGCGTTAACTAATAATTCACGGATAGCGTCATCTGTGCCGTTATAAAGCCAGTTCATTGGTGCAGATGCCTTTTGCAGAGCAAGAGGAACATCGCCAAACATTTGCTTACCAATCATTCCACCAATTACATTAGCGGTACTCATGTTTTTAAATGTATCTGAACCCATTGGCTTGGTAGCACGAGCCAAAACACCACTATCTAAGTCTTCAGCTACACGCTTTAACACCGCAAGTTGCGTAGTAGAAAGATTAGTTTCTTTCTCAGCAGCACGAATAGCATTTAAAAACTTAGGTTGTGAGATTAAATAATCGTTGATTCTTGATGGGTCTGGTGTAGTTGAAAGAACCTTACCTTTAAACTCTTGGGTAGCTTCAAGACGCTCAATCCCACGACTAGAAGCAGCGTACTTACTCAAGTAATCTTTGTAGCCAGTAGCACCCGCTTCAATAGCATCATCTACTGCACGAATAACTTGACTAAGTGGCTCTTTTGCCGCCTTGTAAGCACCCGCAGTTGGCCCACCTCTATCAGACTTGTCCAACAAACCTTGTGCAGCAATCCTTAAATCTTTACGAATTTCATAAAGTTCAGCAGGTGTTGTAGCACGAGCAATATCGTCTTTTGCGTCTTTCATTACAGAGATAACAGTTTGACGCTTACCAACTGGTGAAGCAAGAATATCGTCAATGGTTTTGTTAACTGTTAAAACAATGCCAGATTGAAATGTCTCTGGTGTAACAGTAGAGTTAGCAAATGCTTTTTCTCTTATGGGGTCAGATACTTCATCACGTTTTTTTATAGCCGCTGTTAGTGCATCATCATCTTTAGCAAGACGATTCAAAATAGCCATTTGTGCTTGGTTTGTTTCTAATGCTCTAGTGGCAAAACGCCCGCCAGTTACATCTAAACCTTTGATTGCAGTCTCAGCGTTAATCAATCCAATATCACGAGTCGCTTGTGCCGTAGTAGGTGTATATCCACCAATCTTAGGAACATAAGTTGAAGCAGACTTTATTGCTTGTTCAGCATCAGATGCCAAGTTACGCAATACATTGCCTGTAATAACTTCACGTCCTGCCTCAGTAAATGGGCGCACAATCTCTCTAGTTGTACGAGCAAGAACAGGGGCAGAACCAACTGCACCACCTGCTGTTGTAGCACCTGCTAATGCACCTAATGCTTGACCAAGTGGGCCAACATCACTCTCACGAGCAACACCTGATGCTAATGCACCACCTGTAGCCGCAGCACCTTGTGTTCCTAAACTCTTAGTAAAGAATTCTTGTGCTGATGCGGGTAAATATTTACCCAAAGAAGCAGGGGCAGCTACACCAAATCCTGCACTTGTTACGTCTTGAACAATTCTTTCTTGTGGAGTCTGTGCAGTAGGAACACCAGCTTGCGTCATTAGGTTTTGCAATGCTTGGCTAGTAGGTTGCATTACTTGCCTACCTGCTAAGATGTTAATCAATCCTGTAAGCGCATCAGCACCAATTGTAGGTAATGACAAAGCACCAGTTAATGCTGCTCTACCTGTTAGACCTATTTGTCTTCCAAGGTCTTTAGCACTACCAATTTGCATTTGCTCTGGACGAGGATAGCTAGTAATTTCCTTAATAGCTTCTTCTCTTGTTAGCTTTTTAGCGGATGCTGGTGTTTCTGCTACCTTTATTCCACCAAGAACAGCCAAACCTGCATCAGAGACTTTAGACAAGTCGCCTGACTGCAATGCCATCAAGTCATCATCTGATAGTTTGGTTAAGTCCATTATGGTTTCTTTCTACGAGCAATTTCAGCAGCAATATCAGCCATAGATGGCATTGCTTGTACTGGCGCAGTTAACGCATCTGCAAGAGGATTTAATAACAATGAACCATTACCACCTAATTGCTGAGAAATGCTTGTATAAGGTGCTTTTTGAGCCTCAAGATTACGAGCCTTAGATTCAACTAATTTACCCGCAACAGCAAGTAATCCTGCACGTTCTTGTGGCAACAGTTCTTGACCATTTAATGCTCGTTGAGCATAGGCTTGAATTGACTGAGGAATAGAACGATTACCAAGAATTGTTTTCTTGTCGCCTTCTTGAACAGCACCAGATGGATCATAAATCTTACCAATGGCATAAATCAATGCGCCATCAGCAGTTTTATTACCAGCATTTGCCTCTTCTACAGCAGCTTTAGCAGCCTTATATCTATCAGCAACTTCCATTGCGCCAACATCTTTAACAACGCCACGCCAATCTTTAATAACATCAGATTGTGCTTTTGCTACTGCTGTTGGGTCTTTTAAATCTACTGCAACTTTAGGTGCGCCAGCAGCACGTTTAGCTAACTCAAAGTCTTGGAAAGAACCTTTATAACCTTGGTCTTGTGCAAATTTGTATTCAGCAATTGCACTAGGTACTGGCTCACGCTTTGGTGCGCCTTGAGCAACATTCTCAACTTTCCCAGTAATAGGATTAACACGGATAAGACTTGCGCCTTCTGCCAATGTAGTAGTTTCACCACTCATTGCTTTTTGAGCAGCAATCAATTCAGAAAGAGATTTACGTCCTTCTGGTGTTGTCATTAGTTTAGGGGCTAAATCTTGCAATCCCAATCCAGCAGCTTGTGGTTGGTTTGGCCCTGCAATCTCTTGACCCATCAAGTTTGTCAATGGTGTCTCAGCAAAAGTTTGTGGACGATATGCTTTTGCAATTTCGCTCTCAATACCTTGCTGACGCATCAATGCTTGTTGCTCTTGTTGACGCTTACGAATCATCTCTTGAAGTTGAGCATTTTGTAATTGCTCTTGCAAAGCACCTTGCATACCGCCTTTATAGGCTTGCTGACCAGCTTGCAAACCTTGAGCAATAGACTGACCAGTATTCCCTCCTTGGAATAGTCTGCCAGCTAATGCGTAGAGTGCTTGGGCTTGTGCATCATCACGATTACGAGCAATGTCAGCTTGTGACATACCTAGCAGACCCATTGTGTCTGCACCACTAGTACCAAAAATATCTAATAGTCCAGCCATGATTTAATCCCACCAGTTAGAACCAAGAGAATATTGATTTGTGTCAATAGTCCCCATTGATGCAGGTGTTGAGCCACCACTCAACCAATTAGAAGCACTATTCCATAAGTTACTAATGCCTTGTTGACCACCTAGATTTTTGTATAAACCACCAGCAGTAGCAGCAGCACCTAAAATGTTTTGCAATGTAGATGGCTCAGAAGCACCAGTTGTTTGTCCAACACGACCTAATGGGCTTCCATAAACTAATGACAAATAATTTTGTAAGTTCTGTTGTGGTTGGTTTTGCAAGAAATTGAACTTAGTCAAATCTGCTTGCTGTTGTTGGCCTGTGTAGCCTTCACGCATCTGACCAGCTTGCAACAAATTCTGAATGTCTTGGTAATCAGCATTAGACATTGCAGGTGCAGCCATCGTAGCGGCTTGCTGTCTTGCTCTTTCATCAGCATAGTTCTGATAAGCCAAAGTGCCAGCAGTATTAGCCAATTGTTGACCAAACGCACCAACAGCACGATCTTGTAATGCACCCATAGCACCAGAACCATAACGACCTGCTAGACTTGCTTTAGAGCCAATGTCACCTAAAGTTGTTTTAAACTGAGTCTCAGCAGCTTGGGCAGCAGGTTTGAAAGCACCTTGAAAGAATGGATTGCCACTCAAGTAATTGCCAGAAACTGTACTTTGCAGTTGATTCTGAGCAGACTGCAACAAAGGATTACCTTGAGAAGCACGAGCCTCTAAAGCCTGTAAACCAGTTTGAGTTGTAGTCGATGGGCTTACAAACGTAGGGCCACCATAATACTGAGGGCCACCAGCTTGGTAAAGCCTCTGCGCTTCAGTTAAACCATAATTTAAATATGGTTGAATTGTTGGGTCAATTGACGAAGTGGTAGCCATCTTTTACTCCTAGAGTTTCGGATTCCAAGATGGGTCATCCACGGAATCCATTATACATAAATTATTAAAATTAACCAATAACTGCATATCTATACGTCTTATTTGCAGATATATTAGCCGCATGATTTACAGTAGCTGTTCCCTGACCCTGCGAACTAGCATAAATTCTTGAGGAATCAGCATTAGCCAAAGCAGAAGCAGGTACAAAGACAATAACGCTATCTGGGCCAATCCTTCTGTCTGTCAAAGTGGTAGTTGTAGCACCACCAGTAGCCAAAGTAACTGAACCTGTGTTATTGGTCTTTCCGTCCATGATGTTTCTAACAACATCAGCAACAGCCCTCTGGTCACCACCAAATGCAGGTAAACTTTTAAACATTACCGAATCCCTTGAGGCGTAATATCTACGTCTACTGCTACAGCAGTTTTCCAATTAGAGCCAGTAGGGACTAGATTTAATCTATGGTATCTTCCAGCAGAACGCAAAGAAACCCTATTTTCTGAGTCAGCAGCAGTAGATGTTCCATAAGTTACTGACTCATTTAACAGTTTCCTAGATGCAACAGATATTGAACCAGAGCCATTATCAACAATTGGTCTAGCTAGTGTTACAACTGAGTTAGCACCAACATCTATATCTCCAGTTGAGATATTCCCAGTTAGGTTAGAACCAGTAAACGAATAAACTCTAGTTCCGTAAGTTCCACCTAAGAAATACTTACCACCAACATATAGCAAAGAGTCTAAACTTGTAGTTAAAGCATCAATAGACCCAGAGATAGAATCTAATTCCTCAAGAGTCACAGCACCAGATGATGCTTCACCCAAGTAATCAGTATTAGCATCCCCATAAGTCCATTTTTTAGTTGCAAAGTTGTAAATCATTAACTTACGAGTTGCATCAACAGATTTATAGTTCCAGATTACAAGTTTTCGAACTGGATCAATTGCCGTAGACATTGTTGAATATTCTGTCTCGTTTGCATCTGTCAAAAAGAATCTATCTACTTTTTCTGCACCAATAGCAATTACTTGCTGTCCGTCACACATATAAAAACCATCGTCTGACAAGAAGAATGTAATGCCTTGATACTGAGCAATAGAGCCAGCTACCATACATCCTTTATTCCTAGAGATATTGTCAAACTGGAATATAAAAGGTGTACCAACATAAGTCATTCTATGAATAGAACGCTCTAATAAAATTAAACCAAATTCACCACCACGAATTCCTATAATCTGTCCACCATCAGGAATATCTTGATAGTCAGACTGAGTATTTACATTTTCAACCCAATCTGTTTCATCATTGATAGCAGACCAACGAACACGATACTGCTGTTGTACAGATGATTCATAAGTATTAGCAACAACGACAAAATCACGAACAACTGTAATGTATTTAGCAATAGGTGCAGTAGCAGCTATCTCTGCAAATGTGCTAGAAGTTCCTAAAACATAAGATTTTAGTTTATCTGCGTTATTAGTAATAATTACGCTCTTACCAAACTGAGTAAATCTTACTCTATCACTTGAGCCAGTTGTTAATCCTGTGTTAATTTGTGTAAGTGTTCCAGAACCACCAACTGTATAAATCTTAGATAAACCAGCAGTAAAAAAAACTGTGCTTCCACTTGGTGCTTTAGCTGCATACAAAGAAGTTAAATTCTCTGCTGCTGCACTTGAAAAAGATACTGGCGTAGGAAATGGGCCATATCCAATTGCTTGGGATACTACATTCTTAGCATCTGTTAATGCACCAGAAATACCTGATTGGTCAGGCATCCATTCGCCAAATGTTATCCTTGTCGTAGCCATGTATTACTTCCTTGAGACTGTTCAGTCCATATATTGTCATTAGCTGAAACTGGAGTCCATGTATTTGCATCTACTGAAACTGGTGTCCAGTTATCACCAAGGATAACGCCTTTAGCAGTTATTGTAGCTAGACCTGATACAGATGCTAAACCTGCATAAATTGCAGAAGCACTAGCAAAAACATCAGCATTAGCTTCAATGTTGGCAACTGCGCCAACAACTAAACCACCATTAGCAGTTACGTCTGCATTACAATCAATTAGAGCAATAGCTTGTTGAACTCTAATTCCATCAGCAGTAACAGTAGCATTAGCAGTTATTGAACCAGCAGCATTTGCTACAATTCCACCAAGAGCCGTAACATCTGCATTTCCAGTAATTGCACCACTAGCAAACTGAACACGAGTTCCTATTGCAGTTACATCAGCATTAGCAGTAACACTTCCAGTTGCTAACTGAACTTTAGTTGCATTAGCAGTTACTGTAGAAGTTCCATCAATTGCACCAGATGCAAACTGGACTCTATTACCATCACAAACTGTACTAGCAGTTGCTGTAACACTTGCGCTTGCATATTGAACTGTTATTGCACTTGCCGTAACGTCTGCTGAACAATTTACTACTCCAACACCAAACTGAACCCTAGAGCCACTTGCTGTAACATCTGCAGACGCAGTTACAGACCCATAGGCATCCCATAGGGTTACAGATGTTGTATAAAGTGAACTATCAAGTGTGAGTGTTAAGTCATCAATGCTAGACTTTAAATTGTCTAGCGAATCAATCGTCCACGGAGGCAGTAAATCAGCCATCTTACGCTAAAGTAACGCTCAATGAACCAGAAGCTACACGGAATACGTCACCAGTTGCAATCGTCTTAGAAGCATCTAGTGGTGTGTGATACAGCAAGTTTCCTACTGTCAAAGCATCACGGATTCCAATGTGTGTAATTGTTCCCCATGCGCCACCAGCTTGAGGAAACTCAATAGCTGCTGAATTGGTAGATACACCATTACTAGGCGCACCAAAAGTTACAGACTGACGAGCATACGATGTACCAGAACACTCTGTTCCAGTATCAGCATCAGTTGGGTCAGTTGTGTAAAGTGCTAAGTAGACAGTTGTTGGTGCTGTATAAGTAGTTGCTCTCAACGTAACATTGATAAGAGCATTTTCTAAGTAGTTAGACATTTCAGCCATGATTTCACCTTGAAGTTAATTTGATTGACAGGGGTACACCAGAGTATTGAGTGCTTTCATCAGACTTGGTGATAGAAGAAATTGCTCTGTCATACATAGTTCCCCATGTATTGATACGAGCATCATTCATTAGATATGGCTCTGCTTCAATTAAAGAAGCATAAAGCAAAGCATCTGCTGCTGTAGTTAAGAACACATTAGATGTATTACTGCTAGACAAATATGCTGGCGCAGAGTAATAAAGCATTTTCAACGTGTAAGCAGCATCAGGAATTGGTGCTAATTGGAAATCACTAGCCAAAATTGTGTAAGACCTTGGGACTCCAACTTCTGAAGTTCTTGGGTCATTAGACAATGAAGAAGGGCTAGAGTAACTCAATGGAGTTATTGGATTTGTCATTACAACAAAATCACGAATCTCTAAAAAGTCGCTAGGAACTTGAACTGTTGAATCTGCTGAAACTGTTGAAGTCGTTGATGACTTTAGCATCTGACGAATACGCAGTTCTCTACGCAAACGATTTTCAGCAAATGTAATGAAATCTGGTATCTGAGAAGTTAAGTCAGAACGAGCCAAGTAATTGGCTATTGAAGTCTGTAAATCAGAGTAGGTAGCAAAACTCATACAACTCCTGTCCGAGTTCTAAAAACTCTGTTATCACGCTCATTTAACCATGCTTTAAAACGCTTTTCATCAAGCACATCAAAGCCACGCATGATTCCCTGTTTATTCAGTTCATCAATTACTGTAAAAGGAATAGACGCTACCTTATTACCAAACAATTCATCAGACCATTTAGCACGTTCATCAAAGGAGTTATATTCCTTTTTATTCTGTTCAATAATGTCTGTAATGTCTTGTTTAGTTTCAATAACAATACCGCCATCGCCATCGGCATGGACTACAGAATCTCTAAATTTAACAGGGTTTTGCATATACTAATTCTATCAGTTTTGCTAGAAAAAGAAATGCCCCAGAGGATTAGTCTGAGGCATTTTCGGAGTCACCTAAATATTAGGTTAAGTCAGCAATGATGCCGTGTGCAGCTTCGTTCTTAACTTCCAATGTGAACTCAGCCAATAGTTGTGTAGACTCGTTGTCACCAGTAACAGCCAACTCAATGGTCTGGAAGGGACGCAGATAAGCAACTGCTGCCATTTCTGGGTCAAGCAAATATGCAACATCATCAGCCGAGTTAGTGCTGTTCATAAAACGTGAGGGAACAACGCTCAGAGTGCCGAAATCTGACAGGTATACGTCTGCCGCCCCGATGATAGTCGTAGGGGCATTAGTAGGGGCCATGTAACGCTGAGCAGCAATACCAGCAAAGCTAGAGACTACTTGCTTGTGAGCAGGAGTAACCATCAAGATTTTAGGATTGCCACCAGCGGTATAAACGCTCTTAACAACAGTTTGCAAGATTGCTTCTGTGAAAGTGCGGTTTGTACCATTTGTACGAGCAGTAGTGCCAGATGCGCCAGCAACACCAGAAGTACCACCAGAGTAGTTAGTAGCCAACCATGCTTGCAAACCACCCAAAGCACGAGCAGTAGAGGAGTTACCATTGGTAGCAACTTGGTTGCTGAGCAATGTCAATTCCATGTCACGCTTGATTTCAGCAGATGCTTTAGCCAACTGATAAGCCTTTTCAGACTTACGACCAGCTTTATCAACAGCGTTCAAGGTGTTTGAAATCTTGATTGTCTTCTGTGAAATCTGGCAACGATTGCCAACACGAGTAGTTGGAGACATAGTAGCGTCAGATGCTGTTGCACCCTCAACTGTTACGTTCAAACCAGCAGCAGCCAATGAGTCAGTCTGCCACTCGTGATAAACAGCAGTTGCCTTTGTCTTACCAATGGTAGACATGAAAGGTGTGTCTGTAGGGCTGATGTTATAGATAACGTCAGAGAGGTCTTCACGCATACCGATTGCGGTATATGTTTGATAGGTAGCCATAATTTAATACTCCAAAATTTAAAAGAATCGTTCAAATGCTTTAGCTGCGTCAGTAACTTTTCCTGTCTCACGCAACCTTTGCATAACCTGTTTATCCTGTGAATTCTTAGTAACTGGTGCAGAAGAACCTGATCGCATCATCTTAGGGGCAGACAAGAGTTTTTTATTCAACTCTGGCTTGCTCTTTTGAAGTTGCTGATACTTCATTGCCATGTACAAAGTATGCACAGCACGACTGTCATATACGGAACTGAGTTCTTGGTCAGACCAACCAACAGACTTCGCATAGTCACGGATTTGTTTCCGTACCGCATCACCCTGTGGCGTAGCTAACTCAGGAATTAGACTCACTAGCTTTTCAGACTCTTGACGGAGATGGCTTTGCAGAGAGGCTTGTTGCTCGGCTTGTTGCTGTTGGGCAATGCGTTGCTGTTCATTCCTGACTACTGCTAACTGTTTCTCACGCTGACTCTGTTCAGCTACCGCTACCGCATAACCGATAGGGTCTGTTTCCTTTAGAACATCTAAGTCCACACCCTGATTTTGCTGCGTAAGGAAGCTATCCAACGCTTGCAATTTCTGGGCATATGCCTGTCGCTCTTGTTTAACCTGCTCTAAATGACCACGTTCAGCTTCAACAGCCTTACGTTGTTCAGCTAGAGCCTGAGACTTCTTTGTGTAGTCCGTACCTTGTTGATAACCTTTAATGAGTTCGTCTAGTTCTACTTCGACTTCCTCACCAGATGCCTTGACTTTATATCTAGGCTTTGGCTCTTCCTCATACTCAACTTCATCAGTCTCTTGCTGGTCTTCTGACTGATCTTCAGATTGGCCTTGTTCGGCTTCGTCAGAATCACCCATCATGCCCTCAAACGCTGAAGCGGCTTGGTTTACATTTAGGTTTTCACTCCCTTGTGGGTTGGTGTTTTCCATTTGTCATCTCAATAATCACCAGAAACCTTCTGGACGGAGGGTAGCTTTTAGGCTACAGAATTTTCCACTTCTTATCTCTAATCACAGTCTCCGAGGCCAAGCCTTCTAAGTGTCCTGTAATTAGTTGAATTGTCTTAATGTGCCGATAAGCATCCTCACGCCTATCAGATTCTTCAGCACTTGTGTTAATTATTACACTAATCTGCTCTTTTTTCAAGTTATCTATGACTTCTATGAAAAAATCATCATCTAACAGATTCCTAGCCCACTTTGCTACTAGATGCTTGTCCATATTGGTTTTGTATTCCAGAAATAATGTCGTTAATGCTTAAATTTGATCTTGCTGGCATTTTGTTACCACCCAAGATACTCATTAAATCACTATAACTCATGTTAGATGGCTGAGTAAACTTAACTGGCTCTGGTACTTTACCATAGGTAGGACTTAGGAATTTCTCCCATTGAGTACCCCTAAGTAACTCACGAGTACCAAAATCAATAGGAGGCAATGGTGTAAATGGTGCAACACCAGTAGCAGAAGGATTTGTCCAATCTGCTGGTATTGGAACAATTGGGAAACCAGTATCAGTAGTAGTTACAGTTTGATTTGTACCAGTATCAGTATTAAGCAAGTTAACAATTTTTGCTGTATCTTGTATTACTTTTAAAGGGTCTGGCTCAACTGGCGGTTTTGGCTCAATGATAGGTTTATCTACAATAGTTTGCTCTACTGGTTTTTTATCAACAACTTTTACTGTAGGAGTTAAGGTAGTTGGTGCAACTAAAGTAGAAAGTAAATTATCTAGGCTTATAGTTCTATCACCTGTAATTACTTGCTCTGGAATAACTGGCTTAACAATTGGTTTAACAACTGGCTCAATAATTGGTTTATCTACAATAATTGATTCTACTGGTTTTTTATCAATAACATTTACTGTTGATGTTTTAATAACAGGTTGAACTAAAGAAGCAACTAGATCAGTTATATTTAAAGGTCTATCACCTGTAATAACCTGTTCTGTAATTGTTGGCTTAACTACAGGCTCTACTAAAGGCTCAATAATTGGCTTATCTATAATTGTAGTTTCAATAGGTTTCTGACCTACAACATTTACTGTTGGTGTTATAGAAGTTGGTTGAACTAAAGAAGCTAATAAATCAGTTATATTTATTGGTCTTTCACCTGTAATGACTACTTCATTATTTCCAATAGTAGGTTTTACTACAGGTTCTACTACAGGCTCAATAATAGGTTTATCTATTACTGTTGTTTCCACTGGTTTTTGAGCTACAACATTTATACTTGGTGTTCTAGTAACAGGTTGAACTAAAGCTGAAATTAAATCAGTTGCATTTGTAGGTCTATCGCCCGTAATAACTACTTCGTTATTTCCAATAGTAGGACGCACTGGCAAAGTAGGCTCAATAATTGGCTTATCTATAATTGTAGTTTCTATTGGTTTTTGACCAACTACGTTTACTGTTGGTGTTAAATTAGTAGTTACTGGTGCTACTGTATTTAAAGTTGGAAGCAAACCTAACAATCTATCAATTTCCGTAGTATCTACAGAAGACACCCCTTTATTACCTGTAACTTCAACATTAGCTAATGTAGTAGGTGTAGTTACATTAGTTGCAAGTTGACTGTTAATTAAGTCAAGTACAGACTGATCTACTTGTTCTGGAGTTTTTTGTGAAGTAACAGTTACTGTTGGATTAGCAACAGTATTTAATAAGTTATTTAAAGATGGTGTAGTTGTTGCAGAAACATTAACTGTATCATCTGTTATTACTGGATTCGTTGCTAAATCAGTAGAAGTTAGTTCTGAAGTTACATCATAAATACTTGCAGGATTTGCTAAATAACCTTTAATCTGCGGATTAGTTAAACCAGCACGATAAAGATCATTTCTATAATTTATGTCAAGTGCATCATTGATTTCATCTGTTGTCATCGTATTGAAGTCAACAGGAACATCTTGATACTTAATAGCATTGTTTAATGCAGCACCACCATAAACTAAACCACCACTTAAAAGCCCAGCTTTTAAAGCGTCTTCAAGGTCAGCACCACCAGCAAGTGCGCTTCCACCTTTGAATAAACCTGTACCAACTGCTTGTGCTGTTGAGCCTGTAAGACCTAAACTACCACCAATAGCACCACCAACACCACTGGCTAATAAAGCAGCTTGAATAATTGGGTCATTTAAAACCCCTGCTAAACCACCCAAAAATGACTGATCTTTTTGAATAACGCCTGTTCTTTCAAACGTACCATCAGCACTTAGTTGTTGATATGTTGATCCTACTGGTGCTTTGTAGTTAAGATCGCCTGTAGTTTTGTCTACATAGATATTCTCAAGCGCACCAATTTGTTGGTCTTCACCAGAACCAATTACTTGATAATTAGGAACAATACGAGTGTCACCTAACGTAATTGAAGAACCTTGTGGTACTGTAGCCGCAACACGAGAAATAACTTGGCCTTCACTTAATCCTGTAGCAGCAGCCATTTGTGCAGGAGTTACACCATACTGAGCCATAGCAGACGCAATGTCTGCATCACTCATATTAGGATTAGCTTGAAGAAAGTTAACAATTTCAGCTTTAGAAACTGCCATGATTAACCTCTGATTTCTACGTTAGATGTAATTCCAGCACCTATCTTCATGGCTTTTAACTGCGCTTCAGCTTCAAACTCTTGTTGTTTCAATGCAAAGTAAGCCTGTTGTTTCTCACGCTCTAATTGCAACTTAGCCAGTTCTTTCTCACGCATCAATTGCATTTCAAGAGCAGCCTTCTGTTGTGCCATCTGCATATCAATCTGCATCTGTTGCTGTTGCATCTCCAAGTCAGCTTGTGCTTTAGCTTGGTTAGCTTGTATCTCAGCTTGAGTTTTAGCCATCAATGCCTGTATCTCAGGCGGCATCTGTTGCTCTTGTGGAGGAGGATTACTCAATGCCTGATCTTGTTCTGGCGTAATTGCTTTATAGAACTCAGCAGAGTCCTTAAAACCTGCAATCTCTACCATGCGTCCCAAAGTGCCACGATACTGAGCAGGTGAAACGTAAGGGTTAGCAGGGCCATACTGACTAATCAACTGCTCTTGTTTAGCAAGAACCATAGACAACATAGCCATCTGCTCTTGTCGGTTACCAGCACCTAGACCTACGTTGATAGAAACATCATATTGGTTAGCCCATGTTCTAGGATCAAACTCTACGAATTCACCACGCATACGCACCAAACGAGGCTTGTCTTGGTACTTACAAAGCAAGTGAAGGATACCCTTGAACAACGACTTAACGCCTGTCTCAGCAAAGATACGAGCCATTAACTCAATCTTACCTGCGCCAGCTTGTTGCATTGAAGCTACTGCTGCTGCCGTTACATTTTGCAAGATAGATGGGTCTAAACCCTGTGAAGCATCGCTAACACCAGTACGCTTAGACTGAACTGTATCCAGATACTGAAGCATTGGGAAAGCCTGAGAAGCTACGTTCTGAACTACCAATTGCTGAACAGCGTTTGGAGACTTAGCACGAATAACACCACCAGCAGTAGATGTAAGCAAGTCGTCAAGATTTACTTGTCCTTCAACAGCAACAACACGAGCATTGTTTGTCAGATATAGGTTATCCAGCATTTGACGAGTGATAGTCGTCTTAATCAACTGAATGTCTGTTGTCCTATCTGCCAACGAATTACCAAAGAACTTATGTGGTATAGGAATAGGACAGATTGAGTGGAAAGGAACATAGTCCACTTCTTCAACCATTTCCTTACCCTTGGCATCCTCAAGAATCTCGTTTGAGGCGTAGAACACTTGAACCAATGAAGCAATGCCTTTGCCATCTATATCAGTTTTGACATAGCACTCAAAGACTTCAATCTCTTGCATTGAAGGATCATCTGTCTGGATTGTGTATGGTTGCTCACCTGCTGAGTAACGAGCCACACGCTCTGGTGTGTATGCTAGAGCATCACCAATCTGTAAGCCTTCTACCTGCTTCTTGTTAAACCCCATAGCCATCAAAGTGCTACGAGTCAGCATCTGCCTGTGGGCTACAAAAGGTGAATCAGCAATAGTTCTAGCCTTCTTGCTAATCAAGAACTCCTCTGGAGGCACGTTCTCAATCGTTACTTTGCCAGACTTTTTCTTTTGCTGCACCACAACATTATGCGTAGCACCCATAACTGGCGCACCCATAGGATCAACAACTGGCTGTCCCATTGGATCAAATATTGGGAACTCTGTCGTATCTTGCTCGACAATTTCCATGCTCTCATCACTCATTAGCATTGCTAACTCGTCATCAGACAAGTCAAAGTAACGCTCTTTAGTAATGTCTTCTTTATCTTCCCAATATGCTTTAATGATGCCGTTCTTCTGTAAAAGAGCATCTTTAAACCAATCATGTAGGATTGCTACACCTTCGTTATCACGGCTAAACACCCAATTACAGTAATCTGTGGCTTGTTTGGCAGAGGCTTCATCCCTTGGGCCTTGTGGCTCAAAGACTACGATGTTTTCTGAGCCTGTGAAAATGCGAACAAGTGAAGGCAAAGCACCATCAATGGCTTCTGCTACTTCACCTGTAACGATTTGAGACTTACCTTCAACTTCATTGCCGTAAGGTTGTCTAAGATACGCCTCCAAAGCCTGTTTGCGTTGCTCTACTGTTTCGCTTTCAATAAAGCCAATAGCATCATCAATCTCAGCTTGCAGTATCGACTTCAAGTCGTTCGTTTCCATGTGCATCCTTTGGAGGGCGACCAAGTTTCGGTCTTGGTGAGGATTGTAACTCTTTTACCACATTTTCCAACATTTCAATGCGTTTTTCAAGTTCTTTTACCTTTGGGGCTAAATTTATGCCCTGCATTTGTACATACATTAAACAATCCATTTCGGTGCTGAGTTAATAGGCTTAGACCACGTTGAATGTCCTTCATCCAATCCAAGGGCTAAGTAGCGGAATGAGTCCGATCCATGACTTGACCAATCATGCAATGGACGCTCATAGAATATCTTACGCTTCTCATCGTAATCTCTGCGGTAATTTCTCAAGCAATTAAGCCCTATCTGCACTTTTGGTACATTAAACCAACACCTTGGCAATAGTCTTCTTACCGCTTGGATACCATCATCTAGTCCCATCCTTGGTGCAATCTTGACTTCAAGTCCTGATTCCTCAAGCATTTCCATACGGCTCTTACCTGTGCCAAGTTCTCTGACCCTAACGTCATGGGGCAATATATGCTCTGCTTTGAGATAGTCGTTATCCTTAATCCACTTGACGTAATGGTCTAGTCCAACTCCATGATTCTCGTAGTAGTCGATAAGGCGCACCTCAGTACCAACTAACTGAGCCACCCAGATAGAAGTAGAGTCACCCATGCCCAAGTCCCAAGCAGTAAAAGTTCTGCTCAATTCCTCTCTGGGAATATCCTGCATATGCTTTTTGTCTTCCAGATCATTGAGGATTTGCCCATAGTATGAACCCTCTACGGCAGCGTCAAAGCTACATTCAAATTCTTGGCGGTACTTATCCTCACCCATCTCATGCTTGGCAGCGTTTAGTTCATCTTGGTCAACTACGCCAGTTTCTGAGGCTTTAAACTCTAGCAAGCCCCATCCATCATCAGTTTCTGCTCTGTCTCGCAACTCTTTGAAGTGGTTATGTCCTTTAGGCGTACCAATAAAAAGACACCAACCTTTTCTGTCAGTCAGAGCAGGTCTAACAATGTCTGTCCATATCTTAGGATTTTGGTCACCCACCTCATCAATGATTACCCCATCAAAGTATTGACCTCGCAGGGAATCAGGATTGTCTGAGCCATATAGTTGAATACGCCTACCCCAGAAGTCAACTCGTAACTCTGAGATGTTGTTAGTACCGCCTAGCGGAGTAGTGTATTTAACGAGATAGTCCCAAGCTACACGCTTTGCCTGTCCATAGGTAGGCGCAATGTAAGCATAGCGAGGAGTTTCTTTCTCGTTTAGCACCGCCTCACGGATTAAGTGGTTAAGCGCAGCGACAGTCTTACCGAACCTACGATGTGCCACTACGACAGCAAAGCGTTTGCCATCCAGTAACTCGTGAACCTTTAGTTGGTGTTCCCTTGGCTTGTAGGGAATTTCAATTACTTCGCCCATGTAACAATGTGCTGAAGTGGTTGGTCAGCGTCTCCGCTTATGGTTACTGAAGCCATATCAGGCATTGATTTACGCAATAGTATCTCAATAGCCTTCATCCTTGTAGGACTTAACTCCTCACTTTCACCAAGTGCATGATTTTGCAAAACATTTAGTAATTGACTTACTTGGATTTTCTTGCGTACATCTTCCTGATGAAGTTTGTTTATTGGTCTTCCGACTTGTGCCATTTTGTTTGACTCCTCTAGGGTTGGTCAAGTTAGTATCTACTCACAACGAGTAGATTTATTATATCATTTCATTCTACCCATCTTACGAGCAGCTTCGCTAATAGCAATCGCCACCGCCTGTTTTGGATTCTTAACGACTTTACCGCCTTTACCAGAGTGCAGTTCACCTTTACCAAACTCGTGCATGACAGCACCGACCTTTTTCTGACCAGCTTTTGTTAGTTTAGTTTTCATCATATCAGTTCACCTGAGTTATTGAAACATCGGTTGCAGTAGCACCACGGATAACGGCAACTTTATCACCACCAGTTACCTTGATGTACTCAACGGCACTAGGAGGAAGCATAGGGCTAGTTGTTAAGGATGCAGTAGGATTAGTGCCAATTTGAAAGTGGCAATGCGCTGCACTTCCATTTGCTAAACGAATAATCGTGCAATCAGATGCAATTGCTGTTGACTGAACGCTAGAAGCAGTAACAGTCATTACCTGAGTTGTTCCAAGGTTATAAATCTGCGACAACTGTCCATTGTCATCTCGTGCTAGTTTACTCATAAATTACTCCAGTTTTTTACCATTTAACTTTGTTAGCCCAATACGCTGCACTCATCTTACCCTTGGCAATGTTTTCAGCGTGACGAGCCTTGAACGCTTCGTTACGCTTCGTGCCATCAGGAGAACCTTTTACACCCTGCTGACCAAAACGGATGAGTTTCACATCCTCACCAGACTTCGCTAAAACAGCGTGAGACTTGGTTGGATGGTTAGGAGTAGCTTTGGGCTTGTTATAGCCAGAAAACTGCTCAGAACCACGCTTAATCATTTCTTTTTGGCAGTCTTAGCTGCTTGCTTAAACGCATCCGCAGTCGGTGCGCCTTTTGAGCCTACCTTACGCATACGTTCTGGAGTTTTTCCAGTAGCCTTTTGAGCCTCAATACGCTTTTGTTTAGCGTTAATTGCATCGTACAAACCAAAGTTAGATTTTTTCATTTGTAAGCCTTTACATCCAATTTTAACGATTCATCTCCTAGGAAAATCGCAACATCAGAACATAACTCATAAAAATCCTCAAACAAAAAATCAGACTTCATTCTGTTTATTGCTTGACACACTAAAATTGTATTGTCCATTGTGTAACCAATTTTACTATCTATACGCTCAATAGAAACTGTATTTAAATTACCAGCTTCTAACACCATTTTTCTTCCACTATAAGCGCATACTTCAGACTGGTCTATCCAACACTTAACAATATCGTCAACTGTTAAACTAAATTCTTGATTTCTTTTTTTAGCACTTTTTGCCGCATTTTGCAAAAATACTCTTGCACGACCTTCAATTGTCGAATTGACTTTAACTCTTGATTTTTTATTGCCTTCATTGCAACAACCCTTACACCAACTATGAAATCCATCTGATGTTTGGTTATGTCGAAAGAACAAATTTAAACTTTTTTGCTCTTTACATTTAAAGCAAGTTTTCACTTCTTAGCTTTCTTTGCTTTGTTCTTTGCTGTACGCTCACCACGCATAGGCATTGGTTTTGGCATAGCTTTAGTCGCTGGCTTCTTTTTTGCTGTCATACTGGGATAAAGTCCCATCATCTCAGCAGCTTGCATATTAGTCGTTGCCATTGTCTTCTCCCATATCAGAGTTAGCCATTTCAGAATCGTCAGTAATCGGGCCACCAGTTACCCAAGCAGTACAAGTACGTTTGGCAGCACACTTAAAGTCCCAAATCTCACAGTAACCTAAGTCACCAGCATCAATGACTTCCCAAGCATCCATCTCGCTATCGCCTGTTGCCAAGCCTGATTCAATGCAATCCATCATCTTAGTGGTTTGAATGAAAGCAGCGCAGTTTCCGCAACGAGACTTTTTAGCCTGTTCTGGAGAGTTTCGCCATACCTTTGAGATTTCACGCCAGTAGCCAGCGTTTGCTTCGTTAGGATTCATTGGGCCATAGTTAGCCTTGTCAATGCCCTTTTGACGATTCTCAAGATTTACAGACACATCACCTGTCGCAACTGGACAGGCTTCGCCTTTTTTCTCTTGATTTTGAATCTCAATCTCAATTTTTACGGATGGCTCTAATAATCCAGACATAGTTGTCCCTAGGAGTTTGTGCCATTATCACATAAAAAAAAAGAGAGAACAAGTCTCTCTAAATACTCAATGGCAACTGAGTTATTTCATTGTGCGCTATCTGAAAAGATTTGCAAGCGTTAAATTTAAAACATCCATCTCATCCAGTTTCATAACCTTCCATATCCTAGCCTGTCCATGTATGCCGTTAAAGCTACCCTGATGGCAATCCTTGCACAAAGGAATACATAAGTATTGGTTATGTTGAACAATATGGTGTGCATCGCTTGGCCCAGAAGCATTACATACCCCACAAGGCATTTCTTTAATCTTTGCCAAATGGAGTCGTTCCCTGTTATTGGGTCTGTTATTCATGCTTCATATCACGAACAAATGTAGCAAAACTTTGAGATGTATTTCCAAATCCTTTCATTTTGTCAAATTCTTTGGCTACTTCTTCAAGAGTGTCATTCCTGATTTTTTTAACAATTTCATTTCTACCAACTTGAGTTGTAACCATCTGACGCTTACGCCAACCCATTGCTTTCTCAAAAATGTTTAAATTAGTCATACCAAAACCTTAATAAAACAAGGACTGCCGCCCAAAAAGCAGTCAGCCCCACAAGAATTAGTTTCCAAACCTTACTCATACGCAGCAATCTTGGCTTCGTCTGCTTGCTCTAAGATATGCTTTTGCAAGCGCATACAGCCTTCAATCTCTAATTCTTTGAATTGTTGGTCAGTAAAGATGCCCATGACGTTACGTCCTTCAAACCAGACTTCATCAATGTTCTCGTTGTAAGTACCTTCTTCGTCACGCTCGTATTCCATCACGACAGTAACGATTACAGAGCCTTCACCAGTAGTTGTGTCAAATTCGTATTTCATTGCTTAGTCCTTAAAAGTACCCTTGCGAATTGCTTGGGCTGACTAAAGTATAGCAAACTAAACACAATATCTACTAGGTGTTTATACCTACTCCGTAGTTTTTACGCCAAGACGCTCACTTGCTTGCTCACTTCTCCAAATGTCAGCTTTCATCTGGGCAGCAGTCAGCATCCATTTAAGAGTTTCTTCCTTTTCAATTGCCACCATCAAACCCTTTAGCAAATCAGCATACTCAATGTTGGCATACGCTTCACGCTCTTGAGCTACGGCAGAATCTATACCTCTGGCTAACGCATCTTTCATCAGAAGAGCCTTCTTTGTTTTCCGAAACTCCTCAAGGTAGATTCTTTGTGCTTTAGCCTCGGCAAACTTGGGTGCGTTTTCAATGATGTATTCAATGGCTTTGTAGGGTGCTTTCACTTGACTACTCCAATCATCCGTAGAGCCGCTTCTGGGCAATCTATTCTCGCCAAGGTACTACCAGACCAATTTTCGAAAAAGTCGGCTTGTAGCTTCGTTAAACGCTTTTTAGAGTCCGTTTTAATCTCCACCAAAAAAGTGTGACCTTTGTAGCCAACCAAAAGGTCAACTGGTAGACCAATAATCCAGACATAAGCGTTTGCTGCCCTTAATGCGCTGACAATGGCTTCTTGGTTAGCATCAACTCTTGCTGCTCTCCTCATTTCGTAGCCTCGTCATTCTGTCTCTCAAAAGCAAAGTATCTGACTTTCCTCTGATTCGTTCCAAGTCCACGCACACACCCTGCCACCAGAGCAACGCTTTGCTTGAGCCAATCGTCAATTTCTTTTTCTTGAATCTCTGTATCCATTCCCTGCTCTCCGAATCCTTCATGAATTCTATGTCTGCTGCAGAAAGAATAATTCCCGTGAATTTTTTTTGAGAAATCTTCATAAACGTTTTTTGCTTCCTCTAGGGTATAAAAATATCCCAAATGTTTACTTTTCCCATTTATTTTTATGTTTGCTTTGTACTTTCCTCTTTCAATACAAACACCTTTAACACCAAGTTTATTTGTAATTTTTGCTTTTACATTTTGATTGTTTTGTGAAGATGTTGCTGGTCTTAAATTTTCAATGTTGTTGTTTTGTTTGTTGCCATCAATATGGTCAATGAAGTCTGGACAGCATCCATGATGAAATTGATAAATTAAACGATGAATTCTGTATCTAACACCTTTGATGTTTGTAGCTGAATAACCATTCTTTTCAATCCATCCAACAACATGGTCAGCTTTTCCTTTAGCTTTACTTTTTTTATGAAATAAATTTCCATTTTTGTAATAAAACAAATTATGCAAAACATCTTTGCTTGGCAACTCTTTAATTTTCATGCTTTTCTCCTGTAGGCACTAAGAATTGCTCGTTCCTCTGGAGTTGGAGGACGAGTTACTTTTTCATCTGCTTTTATTTTCTCAAGAGCAGCATCAGGCTCATTTGATGGCGCAACTGTAAGCCTTACTCTGTCAGCAGGGTTAACTTTTGGTGCGTTAGTGCTTCTCACCCAATTACGCCAAGTAGCAAACCAATCCAACTTCACACCTTTCTGACCAGCTTGAGAAATCCAATAATCCTTGAATTGGTCAAAGGTTTTGACAGGGCTAAGTTCTGGTCTTTGCTCAACACAGAAGTCTTCCCATTCTTTTGGAAAACTAAAATCAGAAGCGAGGCGTTTGCCGAGTGTCTTCTTCTCTTGGTTCTTGGTTATTGGTTGTTGGTTATTGGTTGGTTGAACCTCTGTTGAACGCTCGTTTAACGTCTGTTCAACGCTCGTTGGATTCTTGTTCATCGCTCGTTTAAGTGCTGATGCTTTTCCAGCCTTAGAAGCAATAGTTAATTGTTGTTTGTAGTGTTCAAGTTCTTTGTCGCATCTAGTGTGATTCCAACATTTATTCTGCTCATCGAGAATAAAGAACATCTCTAAAAGACCCTCAAGAACAACTTGGTTGTCCCTAGTCCCTGTTTTCATGCCAAGTTCAAACAAATTGTTTGGCAATGGCTTTTCAGAGTCGTAGTAAAGCCAAATTAACTTGAGATAAATGCCGATTTCTTCATTGGTCAAGAACGATGTGTCCTTGATGAAATCACCAATATGATGCTGATAGTAGTGCATATAAATACCGCTTTTTAAAACACCCTTTGAAAGAAACTGCGGCAGGAGAAGGGTTAACTCTTTTCAGTTGGGTAGCAACTCCCAACCTAGCCGTGTTTCAAAACATTGTATCAAATAAATTGATTGTTGGTAATTTCATTTGATGGTTGTCTGCCAAGCAATCTAACAGCTTGTGCGTTCATCACCGCATATTCAGCCTTAGAAAAGATACCTCTGGCATTACGAATGTCAAAAGGATTTAGCTTGTCGTATGGCTCATCATTGGCGGCTTTTGTGGCCTCAATCATGTGTGGCTCTAGGGTGTACTGAGAAACCCAAGAACGTCCCATCTTAATTTTTCCAATTTTTAATTTCTTCTTGTAACTCATTTTTGTGCAACAAGCTGCAATAGATAGTCTGGGTATGCCTGTTAAATCCTCTAGTTGGTAGGATGTAAGTGAGCCATTTTGTAATGCCCTGATGATTGCTTCTTGTGTCATTTAAACCACTCTGGTCTGAGTTCTTTTAGTTGATAAATGCGTAGTTTAGGGATTGTCTTCCAATGAAAGACAGCAGCCCTAGTTATGCCGAGGATACGAGCAAGCTCACTTTGTGAGCCAGCAAGTGTG